ACGGTTTCCGTGACGGTCTACTCTAGACATACGGTCAGCTTGAATGTCAGTACCTTCAACACGATCTTTAGTCATGTTAAGTGAATGGGAAGTGAAAGGTAAGTTTTGGAAGTTACCAGCTGGTGTCGTACCGAAAGTTGTTTCAGTGATGTATGACAGACTGGAACGTGAACCCTGTGCAAAGGCCATATTATATTCTCCTATAGAATTATGTGTATGCGTACCAACCAATATTAACAGGAACAAAGTACCAAGGGCTATCTAAGAAGCCTTGTTGTCTTTCTGCGTAGTCAATAGATACGTTTATATTATTTGATGTTAAAGAAGTAGTAGCCTCAAACGCATCAATGACGTTCTTAGCAAGGGTGTCTGCTACAGCTGGTCCTTGACCTTCTGGTGCGTAACAGTTGATTGAGAATAGACCATCGTATCTCTGTTGAGGATTTAAGCCTCGTACAGCAGGTCTACGTGATACAGGGGCAAACAGTACCTGTAAATAGCTAGTGCCAGTTGTAGGTACAAAAGAAACGCCCTCGTAAGCTATCTGAGGACTACCTGATACATTAGCAAGTTGTGTCTCTAATGCTGACCTTATGAATTTATGTACATCAGCCATACTTAATTCCTATCCTCTCGAATACTGCGCGTTGTTGTTTATACTCTACAAACTCAGCGTGAGCAGAACCGTTTCTTAAACTCACCATAGTAGTGTTAGCTAAGTCTAGTTGTGCTATATCACCATACAACAGTTGTAAGCCTTGATTACCTTTAGAGGTAGGGTTCTGTCTTCTAGGTTTACCGTGAGATGATCCACCTCTAGGTCTACCAGAACCTGTACTGTAAGAGAAGGAGGTTATATAAGTTCCTATATCTACAAAAGGCTTAGAGAACTCTATAGTAGTATCAGCTATGTCCTTTAAGAACTCTTCAACCTCTTGTTCTATCTCTTCGTTAAGTCTTTCGAAGTCACCCTCTATTTTATTAACATTAACTTTTATATTTGTTTTCATTACTCAGATACCTCACAGACGTAGCATACTGCTACACCAGAAGCATAGATGGTTTGTACGTTATTAATAGACACTGTGTCGCCTCTACCAGAGATTTGATCATTGTCTGTAGGTATTGCAGGTAAGCCAAGGGCAGGTATCACACAGTTACGTGTGCCACGTCTTATCTCGTTTAGTAGAACGCCCTCTTGTACATTATACATATAGGCAGTTATTTCATATTCTTTAACTGTACTAGAGAACTCACCAGTACTAGCATTGTAAGAACCAGCAGTAGTCTTTCTTAGTATTAAAGTACTACCATGACGTTGTACCAGTTTAAGTAAATTGTACGCTTGCATGTGACATCCCTATTCGTAATCAGTAGTTTCTGCGTCTATCTTAAATTGATCCTTGTTGAACTCTGGTCTAACTCTATTAGTATTTGATCTTACACCCTCTACAGTGGAAACAGAAATACCACCTGCTGAGATACCTAAGCTACCACCTAGTTTAGTTCCTTGATACTCTAGTGTATCTGCTAACTTAGTGTAGTGGGCTTGTAGTTGTGATGAGGCTTCTTTTAACGCACCGCTGATCTCTACATCGACAGAACGAGAGTACTTAGCCGCTATAGCTCTACATAACCACCCACCAGCTTTATATACGTTGTTGTTAGCTTGAGCTAAGGCGAATGAAACTTCTTCATCTTGTACTTGCTTATCATTTAGGTCTGTGTCACCGATTAATAATCTAGTAGAGTTTAACCTACCTAGTGCATCAGATATATTTAGGTTTCCTTCGTCGTAGCTCCAAGCCATTAGTCGTTCTCCAACTCTCCATAATTTCTACGCCAACTGCGGAGTAAACCGCGTTGCTTCTCTAGTATCTTAGACTTCTTACACTTCTTACGAGTAAACTCTGCGTGGGAATTAGTCTTAGCTTTTACTTTAGCATTGATCGTATCTACTAGGACTGCTAGTGATGCGACATCAAGTACTTCTAGTCCGTCTCCAACCTTAGCTTTAACTTCTAGGTCAGAGTTATGATGCAGAAAGTTATTGTTGTATAAAGTCTGAACAACGTCACTAGAGAGAGATAACTCTTTCCAAGGGTAATGTTCTGATCTCTTCCAATCTCTTCCTCCACCATTAAATTCTTGTTTTACAAATACGGGTCTGTCAAACTGAAATGGTATCATATCGGGTTCTCCTTAATAAAAGAGGTGAGGACACTTAAGCCCTCACCAAATGATTTGTATAGTTTTATGCTATAGCTGTGTTAAAGAATACACCTAAGTCAGCACCAGTGACTTTCATGTCGTAAGACATTTTAACTTGGATGTGTTCTGCAACCTGTTGACGCTTAAGAGCATCGTCTGAGAATGACTCAACTGTGATACCTAAGTTGTTTACACCGTCTAAAGTGTTCCAAGCAAATGTACCGCCAGCCATAGGTGTCATTAATCCAGCTGAAGGAGCAACGTGTGCTAACATAGCTGTTTTACCACCGATGAAAGAGTTGCTTTCTGCAATACCTTCTGCTGAGTCGTTCTTGACTGCTTCCATTACGTAGAAGTTAGACACTTCAAAGATCTCAGCTAGTTTAGCGTCTGTGATCAATGCAGGGTTAGCTACAGTTGATCCACCGTTTAAACGTGCTAGGATGTCTGGGTGGTTAATTAAGATGTCACGAACTTCTTTACCTACAACCATTGTGTTTGGCTTGTATCCGCCAGACTTAAGTTGCATCGCTCGACGTGCTTTAGTAACGTCTATGATTGGTGTAGCGTTTGTGTAATCTGACCAGTATGTGAACTCTGAGTCTAAGTTGTTGTCGCCGTTAGCTACGCCATCATACTCTGTTCCCCAAACATTAGTTGAGAAGAAAGTTGAAGCGAATTGCTCTTCACGATGGATCATCAAACGTGTCGCAAGTGTTTGCGCTCCAGCTGAACGAATTTCCAAAGCGGCATCTTCGTTAGCAAGTGTCTGTTGATCGAAGTCCATACCTAGACCAAATACGTCTGCAAAGTATGAGCTTGTTGATAGTGACATACCGATACGGTTCACTTCTGTACGTGGAGCTAATTTCTTAACGTCCCCTGTACGGTTCATGTTGTCACGGTCATAGATGTAATACTTATCTGACTGCTTTTGAACACCGACGATTGGGAATACTTTATCCGCAATGAAGTTTGTATCTGCTTGTGCGTAAGCGATAGTCAAATTAGTAAGTGGTTGATCCAGATGTACACTGGATGGTGTTAATAATGGCATAATATATATTCCTTAAATTAAGCGTGAGCGTTAGCGGCTAGGATCAATTCGATTGCGATGATTTGACCGTCAACACCTGCTTCGTAAGCACGACCAACGATGATGTCACCAGAAGCCGCATTGACAGCTTTACCAGCGGCGTCGATACCTACGTCGTCTCCGATAGTTACAGTTCCGCCACATTTTACCATGACTTTACCTGAGTGAGTTATTGTGCAAGCATTTCCAGCTTCAGCACCTACAGCTATTACACCGATAGTACCATCACCGTTTCCAGCTAAAACAGCTTTAGCGGCGGCATCCATTTTTGCGAATAAGAATTGAGAGGTGCTAAGATCAGCACCAGCGATTAGAGTGCGGTTGTCGCGTGATTGCGTTACAGCCATGATTATTCCCCTTTATAGGATTTAGTGATAAGAGCTTTACCTTCATCGGTCTTTGCTACAGCAGAGTATGCCACAGCGTATTCACTCTTCTTCATTTCGTTAGTGTCCATGTAGGACTTTACAAGTGCATCAAGTTTATCTGAAGCGGTAGTAAATTCACCGTCAACGTCTGCCTTGCCTACTTCTTCCATAGATGAACCAAATGCTTTATCAGCGGCTTTTAGTACACCCATAACTTCTTCATTAGTCTCAAATGATTTGACTAATTCTTTTGCTGTAGCTACGTCAAAGTTAGGAAGAGCTTCTTCCGCTTTAGTTGTTAGCTCTAAGTCAGCTTTAGCAAACTCAGCTTCTTCTAACGCCTTTAAGATAGGTGCTGGAATATCAGCTTTGTTTATTTTGTCGCCTTCGTACTCAAGGAACTCTTCTGGAGCTTTCTTTTCGATAGCGTCTGATTTGATTATATAGCCGTTCTCAATTAGAGATTTACGTAAACGCTCATTCTCTGCCTTAAGAGTTTCAACTTCAGCGTTAGCTTTGTCTACTTCAGCTTCTTTTGCTTTCTTCATGTCTTCGTCATAAGCCTTCTTAGCTTCTTCTTCAGACATACCCTTGTCCATGTAAGGCTTTAGTTTACCTAACATCTCATCGGACATTTTTACTGTTGTTTCTAATTCTTCGTTCATAGTTTCCCCGTCGAAGTTGTCGCGCTTAAATAAAGATACCATTGCCTCCGCATTGGCAGGACGATCTACCAAAGACAATTCGTCCAATTCAAGCATGGTTAAAAGGTTAGCCATTATAGTCTTCCTTTGTTGCTTTGCCACCAATGCTAAAGGCGGCGAGTTCACCAGATTTTACCTTAGCCCAGACATCATCGCTATATACTTTAAACGCTACTATCCAACCTTCTCGGTCACTCTGGATGCCAAGGGAATCACCAATCTCTTTGGTAATAGGCATAGAATGGATAACGGCCCCAATCTGCTCACCCTTGTGCATTTCTTTACCTACACGTACATGCTCCATAAACTTATTTACGGCACTTACTAACGTGTCAGGTTTAATTACATCGCCTTGTCTATCGACTACTGGTTCACCCTTTTCGGTTACTACAGAAGCCCAGCCATAGACCATGCGTTGTTCTTCATCGGTCTTTAATATTTGACCTGTAATATCTTTAGTCATACTTCCCACTGTGCTACCACTCCACATTCTACAAGACCAATATCTTGCTGAGGTTTTATCTTTAGCCGTACTACATGAGTGTCGGCTTCTAAAGTTGGCTCTAGCTTTCGGATCATCTCGACGAATTTCCATGTTAGGGTCGCCGAATGTAACTTTTACAGTCTTATCACCAGACTTAACGTATACACCAAACTTCTTACTAGACCCTTTTGGTAGTCTAAAAGGTTTGTTTAGTGGCTTGTCTGCTTTGTCTACAACCTCAGCATATTTACTTAGGCTTGTTATCTTGTGACCAACAAACTGATTACGTGGTTTACCTTCATCGTCAATTAGCTCTATACGTGCCGCTGGTTCCTCTTTAGTACCTGTTATCTTTACAGGTATGTTAGGTACTGCACCGTCACGATGTATGCTTCTTATGATACCTCTTGCTGTACCACCTGATGAAGACCAACTTACTCTATCACCTACTTTAGCCATTAATCTAAGTCCTCTTTAATAATAATAGTGAAGTAACCATTGTTAGGGAATGTCTCTACTGTGTTGTCAGCATAAGTAACTTCTACTTCACCGTAGTAAGTACCAGCAGTGTTAGTATCTGCTCCTACCCAAGAGTATTGTACTATACCGCCAGAAGCACTTGTAACTGTCATAGGAGCATCTACCTTAAGTGATGTTGCTCCAAACGCTTTCATGTGGAACCTAACA